GCTACTTCATTGTGTACCTCGTACTGTCGCGAGCCAGAACGGGGGACTGTGGGCAGCACCCGTGATGTATAGTCGCATAATGTGCGATTAGCGTGTGCTGCGTCTTTTAGGAGGTGTGGGATGTTCATCCCTACACCACCACCATCCTCTGCGTGGGCGGCGTTGCTTTCGCAGTTAGGAGCACTCAAGAAAGGTTGTATTACAGACTGGGTGACGGAGTTGTTAGTGCCATTCGGTAAAGACCGTGATAACGGTCGGCATCGTTTGGCGCAGTTCGTTTGGGATTACTGTGACTTGGCGTCACTCCCAACTTGGTTGCGAGGAGCGGAAGAGTTTCAGCGTCAGGGCCATGGTACCTACTCTAAAGTTGCGGGATACTTCGTGTCTGTGGATGGTCGTATCTCGTTGGAGCAGGGAGTCCAGAAATATTTTAAACGACGCTACTTGGCATTAAATCCTGAATCTGCCAAGTTTGCCACCAAGCGATTGATGAGCTGGTTTAAGAAGGGTGAGATGCGGAGTGTTAGTCTTGAAGCATCTGCCGCATCTTTTGTGAAACGCGCTGCGCGCGGTTGGCCGTGGATGGTCACCACTGCTCGGGCTCCTTATGAGTACTATGTTGAAGCGAGAGAAGTACTCAGGCACAATTTGGATAATCGTTATGCTAGAGCCTATCCAGGTGTTCTAGGTACGAGAGGCCAGCCTAAAGGACTCGGTAAGTGGGCGAAGAGTCGAGCGATTTTTGGGATGTCCCTGGTCCCTAACCTGTTGAAAGACATGTTGTTTACGACTGTCGTGGAGGAGGCGAAAAGGCGTATGGCCTTTTGTGCCCTCCATAGTCGGGCGGCGGTGGATATCGCCGTTACTGGGGTGCTAAAGTTGGCTGGTGATCGTCCGATCCTCAGCATTGATTTTAGTAACTTCGACGCCTCATTGCCAAGTGAGGTAATCGGGTATTGTTTTGATGCGCTCGCTCATTGGTTCCACGCGACAGATCGACCACTTGTGCGCTGGTGTCAAGAGAATTTTCAGCGCACGGGAATATTTGTACCGGGTGATCCTTTTTCTTTATTATCAGGTTCGGATCGCACGGGTGGTGTTCCCTCAGGTTCGGTTCTCACCAACCTGATTGATAGTATGGCAAACTTTTGGCTGATTACTTATGCAGCCCATCGTTTAGGAGTGTTTATCGAGAGATACCTCCTGCAAGGCGATGATGGAGTTTACCTCTTCTCGGCTTCTTTACCACTTGATTCGCTGGCCGAGGTACTATTAGTGGAATGCGGCGTGTTGTTGTCTACAGGGAAATGCCATTACGGTCCACACGAGGTCCATTATCTACAAATGGTCCACCATGTGGATTGGTGTAAAGACGGCCGTTACCCTGGCATCAGGCCAATTATGCGTGTCCTTAATGGGATGATGTCCTATGAACGGAAACGTGAAGACGATTGGTCTGCGATGCACAGCTCATTGAGGTGGATCCAGCAAGTCGATAATGCATCGGCACACCCCGCTTTCGGGCGGTTGTGTAAGTGGCTGGAGCTCCATGACGGCGGCGTTTCGGATGCGTTGGTGTTATTACAAAATAATAATATTGACCTCTATGAAGCTTGCCGCAGTTTGGGACGTGATGGTTGGGCCAAGGTTCCTCTAAGCGAACTTTACGACGCACCAGTCTGTAAGGCCCTGAGTGTTCTGAAGGCAGGTGGAGAAGTACCTTGAGATGTCTAGTTTTATTCCTAGCTATGGGGTTATCTATGAATAGGCGAATTCGCGTGATCCTAGCCGTACTGTCAGCGTTAACCGGTATGGTGCACCTCATAAGGTGTTTCGTAGATTAATCATAGCGCCACTGGAGGGAACATCGGTCATGGACCCCACTAATCCTGTTTTATGGTTGACTCAGTCAGAGAATATCTTAGGTGGTTTTCTTGATTGGGTATTTACTGAGGCGCCTCCAACCTTAGCGGCGACCCCAACCACCGCCGTTGGCTTTCTGGGTAGCGCATTTGGTTTGATTACAGCTTACTCTACCCTCTTGGGGGTGTGTCAATACATCCATGACAGTCCTGGTTTGTCTGACCAGGCCATCCTCTCTTATCTCACCTTCGGGCTGGTTCCATATCCGGGCGGCCGGAATGCCGGAGGCAGTGGCAACGTACCCGATGCGGTTCATTCCGCGGGTTTACAAGGAGCCGGAGTTTTAGCCGGCTACTTGTCGTACGGGACACCCATGGCGCGTATAGAGCGCTCGCGCCAAGGGCTGCGCAAGTTACATCAGCGCTATAATTCCTTTACCCTTTGATTGGGGAGGAGTGTTCGTATGGCTTCAAAAGCCTTGCGTCGCAATCGCATGAATCGTGCATTTGGCCAAGGCATGGGTAAGAGGTATGTTGGTGATTCCCGTAAGGGCACCGACTGGGTGATTGGCAATTTAGGGTGTGATAATTCCGGAGCCAACACTCCCGCCTTCACGTGGGGTGACGCCGCGCAAGCGATTTCCGCGGGTCAGTGTTTCACGTGGCAGGCGGTTTCTATGCTTCTTTCTCCTGCTGCGTCCGTTAGTCCCAACCCTCCCAAGGTTGGGTCTGTGCTCATCACGCAGATCGTTGGTTCCATCTTCCTATATAATGCGAATCTGGTAGGTGGACTTGCTGAAGCGGCGGTGTGTATTTATATCTCCAAATGTGGGAAGCTTTCCAATGTTTGGGATATCCGTTTGCCGTCGACCACGCAGGATGCCAACCGCGACGATTACTTGTTTCTCCGCAAGTTGTTCTGGTACGCTCCTACCGTCGCCACTTTGACTATGGCGACATCAGTGGAGATACCCATCGCGCTTCCCGAGCCGGTGGAAATCAGTGGCGGAGAAGCGTTGCATATCACGGTCGACGTCGGTCCGATGACGTCGTTGGCCGGGATCACGGCCCTGGCAGAGTTCCGATCGTGTTTTCGGAGTGTCGCGTAGGC